ACTGGAGTTCAGACGTGTGCTCTTCCGATCTGTCGTGACGCCGGCATCAAGCCGCGCCTGCAACTGAGATGAAATGGTCCGCATCAGTCGAATATTTCGATCACGGGAATACTGGGCACGTCGCCGGAGCCGAACGTATCCAAGCTGATGTCCAACCGGTCGGTGTCAAAGCGCGCAGGCGTGTCGAATTCAAAGCCAGCGGCGAGCGCCGCTCCGTCAGCAGGGGGCGTGAGAAACGTCACGACGCCGGTCAGCGTATTGAACGTAAAATCATCGCCGTGTGTCTGCTCGGCGCTGTTGATCGCGATCCGAACGCTGCCAGTTGTTGGCTTGGAAATCATGCGATCGACGTACTCGCCCCCGCTCGCGTAGCGCTTCACGAGAGAAAACTCTGTAGCCGTCCCATCTCCGACACCGAGCGGTTGATCGTCCGGCGCAATAGCTTGCGACGGCGCACTCGATTTCCAGTCAAGCGGATCGCGCCAGCGAAACCCGTGCAAGCGACCGCGCCGCGCCTCAAAGAAATTGAGCAACACATGCAGATCATCCAGGGAGCGCACACCGACGCCCGCATTCCAGCGGCGACGCGATCCGGCCCACGGGCTGTTGCGCTCCTCACGGCCGTTGGCGAGCGTGACGATTTCGGTGCGCCGCTCTGGGCCACCGACAGCGCCAAGAGCAACCGAGAGCGGGAATTGAATGTCGTGGAAAGCGGTCATGATCAGAGGTTCCTGCGGCCGCGTGCGACGGCGCGCGCAACCATGGTCGCCACTTGCGCCTCAGAACGCCGAACGTCGGCGATGTTCGCGCCAGCGGGGAGATTGATATTGACGGTCACGGCGCCCGCCGAAGGCTGCGCCACCACACCGGCCGAGGTCGGCGTAAAGAGCTCCGGCCCACGTTCACCAACAAGGTAGGCGCCGCCCGGAACAACCGGTCCGCCGTCCGCCCGTTGTCCAAAGAACGGTAGCGACGCCAAAGCCGATGCGATGGTGTCACCAGAGGCCTGCTCAAACACGCGCTCGACCGCGAGTTCGGCGAGTGTCTGCGCAATGGTCTGCGCCAGCGCCTTAAACGACAGCTCACCTGTGCGCGCGGCGTTGGTCAGCGCGCTTTCAATCGAAGCCCCTGCGCGCGAGAACGCGGCCTCGATCGTGGCCGCTGCGTCGCTCGCGGGTCCGTCCGCCAATGCCGCCAAACGTTCACCGGCCCGATCGGCGGCGTCGGCGAAATTATCCGCGACAGTGTTAAACTCGGTCATGGTTTTTTCTCTCATGGGTATCGGCGTCAGGGTGTTGGCGCATCAGCGTTTCAAGGCCAGCGCGCGACAACGCCTCGGAAGCGGGAGCGCCAACGAGCGCGCGCCACTCCACAAGACTGAGCCGCCAGAAGTCCGCTGGCGCCAATCCCAGGCGCGCCGCGACGGACAAGGCGGTCATCCACCGGTTCACGGAGCCCCGTCACCGACCGCAATTTCAAAGGCGCGCGCGATCGCGCTGGCGGCGTCGCTCGGATCAATCCGCGCCATGGCCACATCGGCGTCCGCCATGGGCTCGCCGCCGCCGCGCAACAACGCCGCCAGCACGCCAATCACGTCGCGCGCCACCATGTGTTTAAGACGCGACGCCAACTCATCCGTATCGCCCACATCCAGGACGGCCTCAATCTCAGCCAAAGCCCCGAGGGTCAGGCAAAGACGCCGAGGTGCGCCATCAATGAGAAGCGCCACTTCGCCGCGCGCGCGATTTATACCAGCCATCTCAGCTACGCCGCCGCGAATGTGACTTCGCCGGCCGAGGCCAGCGCAATCGAATAGAGCGCCTCTCCGTCGTGACGCCCGGAATACTCCAGCGCCGCCACCAGGAAGGGCCCCTCCAACACACCAAAGTCGGGCACGACGATTTGCCAAGTGTTCGCGGTCTGCTGAAAGAACGCGGCACGCACGGCGGCGTCCGAGGCAGCGTCCTTGAAAAGGCCCGACCCGGCGACTGACGCCGAACGCACCCCCGCCCCCGGCATCAGCTCACGCCACGCGTTGGGACTGTCGGCGTCAGTCGCGTCCACCGTTCGCGCGTTGAGTGAAATGGTCTTGGCGCGCAACCCGGCGACCGTAGTGAACGCATCCGGGTCGCCACCGTCGCCGAGTTTGAGGAGAAGGTCCTTGCCCTGTTGAGCCGTCATGATGGTCTCGCAATCACGTGGTTTGAGGTTCGGTTACAGCCCGCATGCGGATGACGCCCCGTGTGGTGCGCCCATCGCCCAGGCGAAAAACATCGACGTAAGTGACGCGCAGGCTGACCAGATGGTGCCCGTCCAAGTTCAACGCGCCGCCATCGAGCACGGCGCGCAACGCCGCCGCGGTTTCCTTGGCTTCGCGCCGCCCCCCGTAGAGCGACCACACATGCAGGTGCAGCAGGTGTTCGGTCGTCGGCGTCGCATCTGAGTCGCCAGGTTGGCTCTGCGCCCGCCCGAACGTCACATAAGGGAACGCCGGGTCACTTGGCGGCTCATCGTAAATGCGCGCCGGATCGCCGATCCAGGATTTGACGTCAGCATCACCGGCGAGCGCATCGCGCACCCCGGCCTGCAGCGCCCATTCGGCCCCGCTCATCGGCGTTCCTCCTCAGCGTCAAGTGTGAGCCAGCGCTTGGCGCCGTCCTGATCAACGACGCCCCGAATGCGCAGAACCCGGCCGTCCAAAATGGCGCGCCATCCAGTGCGCACATCGGCGCGCCAGCGGATACGGATGGCGTGGCGCACACGCGACGCCACATCATCTGTCGCAGTATTTTCTCCCGCTGCAGCGGCCGTCACAGACGCCCATACGGTTGCGATCGGCGTCCAAGTGATCGCGGCGCCACCACCGCCATCGTCAGTGCGGTCGGGACGCTCCAGCGTCACCCGGCGCGACAGCTCGCCAATCACAGGCGCACCCGCACGAAAGGCGCGAGCAGTCCTTGCACGGCCAGCGGAGGCTCGGCCTCATCGCCGCCATCGGATGCGCCGCGATGTTCGTAAGCGTCGGCTACCAGCAGTAGGATGGCCTCGCGCAAAGCGTAGGGAACCGTGTCTCCGTCTGCGCCATAGCCAGCGTCGTACTCAATCTCGACACCGGACGAGCAACGCCCCGGCGTTGGCCAAAGCGCGCCGCCGCGCAGCGCGAGGCGGGCGGGAATAGAAGCTGTGTCCGCAAAATAGTTGGCCGCATCGAACGTCTCGGCGACATCATCGGCGCCGTAGGTTTTGACATGGTGCACGGCGCTGACAGGTGCGAGGCCCAAACGAAACTGGCTGCCATGCGCCGCCAATCGTCCGCCATCGCGCCAACCATCACGCAGCTCACGCACCCGGCGCGTGATCAGTGCCCGGCCAGTTATAGCTTCAACACGCTCTCGCCCCGCCGACACCAGCGTAGTGATGAGCGCATCCTCATCGTCATGCTCAACGCGCAAACGCGCCTTGGCCTCAGCGAGCGAGACCGGCTCGGTTGCGGGCGGCGTAACCGTTTCAATTGACATGTTGGCTCCTCAGAAAACGGCGAAGGGCCGCACCCTGATCGCTCAAGGAACGGCCCTTCGCCGGGCTGGCGTAGTTGCACGTGCTAGCTGGCGGCAAACTTCATCAGCTTGATGGCGTCGAAGTCCTGCACGCCGCCGCCCACACGCTTGGTGGTATAGAAGAGGACGTGCGGCTTGGCGGAATAGGGGTCGCGCAGGACACGGATACCGGCGCGATCGACAACCAGGTAGCCCTTGCGGAAGTCGCCAAAGGCGATGGCGAAGGCGTCCGAGGCGATGTCGGGCATGTCTTCCGCTTCGGTCACCGCGTATCCGAGCAGCGATGCGGGCTCACCGGCCTGATGCGAGGGTTGCCAGATGTAGTTCCCGTCCGCGTCCTTGAACTTGCGCACCGCCATGACCGTCGCCTTGTTCATGACAAAGCGGCCATTGGCGCGGTAGCCGGCCTTGGGCGCATAGATGAGATTGATCAGCGCGTCGGTGGGATCGGTTGACGGAAAGGCTCCGTCCGACCCGGTGGCGACATAACCAATTTCGCCCCATGAGACGCTGGCCTCGGCGACCTTGGTGTAGTTGAGGAACCCGGTTGGCTTGTTCGTGCCGTTCCCGGTGACGAAGGCCGTTCCTTCCTGCGTCGCGAACACGTCCTCAATTTCGTCGGCCAGCCATTCGTCCAAGTTGACGAAGCTGTCATCAAGCAGCGTCTGCGTCGCTGCCGGCATGGCGTAGAGTTCGGCTGTCGGAAAATCGAGCAGGTCGAGCGTCGACGCGTCGGTCTGGCTGCGCGTCGCAGTTTCGGCCACCCAACCGCCCGCCGCGTCACCCAGACTCACGGGCTTTCTAAAACTCGTCGAGCCGATTTGGCGCACCGTCGCGATGGCGCGAATGGGGCTGGCTTGCGAGAGACGCTGCTCAATCAGCTGTTCGGTTTCTTCGGGAACAATGTAACCGCCCTCCGCGCCCGTAGCCGTCGAGAGGTCCTTTTGTTCGAGCAACGCTGAGGCGTCGCCTTTGCGCAAGTATGCATCGAACGCCGCCTTGCGCTCGTCGAACGCGCGCAGTGTCCGGCCGCCAAGTTCGGGACGCGACGCGCCGATCACCATGCGGTCAAGCGACGCTTTTTGCTCGGTCAGAGCCCGGTCGATGCGATCCACCTTTTCGGTGGTCACCACATCGGCCTGCTTGCGTTCAACTTCGTCGAGCCGGCGGTCATTGGTTTCCTTAAACACCTCAAAGGCGCCCAGGAATTCGCTCAGCGCCGCGCGCACTTCGGCTGTCGGCGCCGCCATTTTGGTTTCTTTCTTCACCTTGTTCTCTTTCCTTACGCCCTCATCAGGGCCTCATCAGGCTCGCCCACCACCTCGGGGGCGATGACCCGCAGCCGCGCCTGCGGCAGCATCGGGAAGGTCACGATCGAGACTTCCCAAAGTTCAATGTCGATGAGCTCGCGCACGCCGTCAGCGCGCTTAGAGGCGCGGCGCGCGCGAAAGCCGATGGACAATCCGTCGACGGCCCGACTTGCAACAAGCCGGGCCGCCGCTCGTCCACGCGCGGCGGCGGGGAGCAACCGTCCACGCACGAACAAGCCTGTGTGATCTTCAAAAACGTCATCCCAGACACCGACCGGCTCGCCCGCTTCGTGCTGGTAGAGCATGCGAATGTTAGCGGCGGGCGCGGCCGAAAGACTGGCGGCGAAGGCGCCCCGGCGCACCACGTCTCCCGACAAGTCCACGCGATCAAACAAGCTGGCATAGCCTTCGATCCGCACGCCCAGGGGCGCGACGGTCAGTGCGTCGTCATTCATAAATGTCTCCGGATCAGCGCGGGTCGAGCCGCGCCTCGATACGATCGAGTTGATCGCCCATGGCCGCGCCTTGCGCTTCCAGGCGCGCCAAGCGTTCGTTGACCTGCGCCACAGCTGCGACCTCGTACTCAAGATGCGTGATGCGTTCGGCTGCCGACCCCGCCCACAGGAGAGCCCCGGCACCTTCAATCGCCATGGCGGCAACCAGCGCGAGCGAAACGTTGCGATCGCTGCGCGTGTCGCGAACACCGTCGCTCATGGGCGCGGTTCAGGCGCCAAGCCCGCCAGAGCGCGCTTTTCAGCCGCCGTCAAAAAGCTCGCCGCCTCCAGGCGCGCCCACAAGGCGGCGCGTTCTTCCGCCAGCGCCGGTATGTCGGCTTCCTCGCACTGCACGCTGAGACCGGCGCCGAACCACGGGCGCAGCCAACCCTCCAAGGCCCGCGCTGTTTTGCGCGCCAGCGGCAATATGGTTTGGCGCCAAAACGCCAGGTTGGCTTCCTTGTAGTTGGCGTACGTATTGTCGCCCGGCACGCCGAGCAGCATGGGCGGCACACCGAAAGCCAGCGCGATTTCACGCGCCGACGTGTGCTTGGCCTGAATAAAGTCCATGTCCGCCGGAGAGAGCCCGAACGGCTTCCAATCGAGCCCGCCTTCGAGCAACAACGGTCGACCGGCGCCCCCCGGTCCTTGATGACTTTCCGACAGCTCCGCCTTCAACCGCTCAAACTGATCGTCGGTCATGGCCCCGGCGCCAGAGTAGACCAACGCCCCCGATGGACGCGCCGCGTTGTCGAGCAGCGACTTGTTCCAAGCCCCCGCCGCTGAGTGCGTGTCGATGGCGAAGGCCGCAGCCTCCATGGGCGACAGCCCGTAGTGATCGTCGCCCGGATTGAACACCTTCATATGAAATATCGGCGCGCGGCCGGACACCGGGTCACGCATGTAGCGGGTCTTGCGTCGCTCAACCTCGTACTCCCACCCGGCCGGCCAGCCACGCTCACCAGGCAACACCGTCACCCGATCAGGACGCAGCACAAACAAAGCGCGAGGCACGCCATCGATGTGCGCCGCTTCAAGGTAAGCGTTACCCGCCACCTGCAGGTAGCCAAAGAACGCCTCCATAAGCTCGGCGGTGGACTGCTCAGGATTGGGTTGGGCCAGCAGCTGAGCTGCCGGATCGTCTCTCTCCAAAGGTTCACCGGAACGCAACGGCGTCAAACGGATGGAGGCCGCCGATTCGGCAATGATACGTACACAGCGGAATGCAACGGGGTTCTTGGCGTAACCTTCGCTCGCAAACTGGGCATAGCTGCGCGGGCCCCACGCGGGGCGACCGCCCGCTTGCAGCGCAATCAGCGAGCGCAACGCCGCGTCCTTACGCTCGGGCGACCCAAGCGCGCTTTTCAACCACTCAATCATATCAGCTCCGGGTTAGAGCGCCCGCAAACGCGGCGCGCTCACGCCATCCAACAACAGTGCGGTGAGCGCCCACACGAGCGCGTCCACGCGATCCGGGCTCCCGCCCGACACCTCCGGCGCACCGAAGGCGCACATTTGATCTTCAAGCTGCGCAAACCGCCCCGCATGGGCCACGCGCCGACGCTCATAGAGCGCAGCAATGGGCTCAGCACGCGCCCGCTTGCCACGGGTCGCGAACACCTCACGCACAGATCGGAAG